CTAAGGGCGGCGTATTTGCTACGTCAGATATAGAGTTGATCAAGCGCGCTCTCATGGCATTTGTGCATAACACGACCGATCCTATCTCGGCGAATGAAGAGAGACAGATAGTCAATCTGCTGCACAGGCTGAACAACAGGATCTAAGCTTAATGGTCCCGTAGCTCAGCTGGATCAGAGCACGAGCCTTCTAAGCTTGGGGTCGCAGGTTCGAATCCTGCCGGGATCGCCATCACACTCCTGTAGCTCAATGGTCAGAGCTGACCGCTCATAACGGTTAGGTTGCAGGTTCGAGTCCTGCCGGGAGTACCACATCGGAAAAAGAATGTTAGACAGTATTAGAGGTATAAAGTGGGTAGGTAGTTTGTCTAACGAAGACGCCGACATCTTGGCATCTTATGGCAAGAAAGCTTACAACGTTCTAGAAGCAGGAGCTGGAGGATCTACTATGATCTTTGCTCAGACTGCTCAGCGAGTCGTGTCTATTGAAGATAATCCACGTTGGAAGGACGCCACAAAAAGGAGACTAGACATTTTAGGATGTACTAACGTCTCTTTCTATACCACCGAAACTTTCAATTCTGGGGAAATGTTCGATCTGATCTTTATAGACGGAAAAAATACGACTAGATACAGCGACGCCAGCAGACTTTGGCAAAACCTATGTCCTGATGGTATCATTATCTTTCATGATACTACCAGAAGGCACTATCTAAAACAGGCCATGTCTTTCCATCTAGATCATCTCTATGAGATAGAAGAGTTCTACATCAACCCTGTCGCAAAAAACAATGTCATGAGTAATTTAACTATATTTAGGCGCGGCATATATAGGCCTATGTTAACATGGACTAAAGGACGACCACGCTGGTCTCTAGGAGATCTAGATACGTTTGATAAGTTCTACGAAGTAGAGTAGGCGGGGTTGGTATAGTGGTATTATGACAGCCTTCCAAGCTGACGAGACGGGTTCGATTCCCGTACCCCGCTCCAAAAAATGCGAGTATGGCGAAATTGGTAGACGCACCTGGTTTAGGTCCAGACGGGCAACCGTGGGGGTTCGAGTCCCTCTACTCGCACCAAGTTAATGCCCGGTTAGCTCAGCGGTAGAGCAGATCCTTTACACGGATAAGGTCGGCGGTTCAATCCCGTCACCGGGTACCAGGAAGCGTGTCCGAGTGGTTTAAGGATCCAGTCTTGAAAACTGGCGTACCTTCACGGGTACCGTGGGTTCGAATCCCACCGCTTCCTCCAATTTTTTAATGATGGAGATATTATGGCATACGAAGTTACTGCAGAACAGCTGCGTCTGTTCATTGAACGTATCGAGCGACTTGAAGAAGAGAAGAAGGGCATCTCTGACGACATCAAGGACGTCTACTCTGAAGCCAAGTCAAACGGCTACGACACCAAGACTATGAAGAGTATCGTCAAGCTGCGTAAGATGGAGCGTGATGCACGTATGGAGGCTGAGGCTCTTCTGGAGACCTATAAGGCAGCTTTAGGTCTAGACTGACCTGCCTGCCCCATCGTCTAAAGGTAGGACAGCGGATTTTGATTCCGTCAATGTTGGTTCGAGTCCAGCTGGGGCATCCATCTTAAGTCTTTGAAATGGTTAGATAAAAAAAATTAAATTAAACATGTACATATTCTCATTTTTATGATAGGATAGGATCATAATGAAGAAACAGACATCCTTCATTATGTCTATGGGTAGTAAGTGCCCACCACTTACATTTTGATATGAGGTAACTATGACTAAAGCAAACACCAAGATCGAGAACCTTCTGGAAGCTTTTCAGAACGGCGACGAACTCACTCAGAAGCAGATGGTCAGCCGCTTCGGCTTCTCGTCTGACAACTCTGTCCGCGGCGCTATCACTGCCCTGCGTCAGAAGGGTTTCCCGATCTATGCCAATAAGCGCACCAACAGCAAGGGTGAGCTGAAGACGAAGTATCGTCTCGGTCAGCCTTCGCGCTCGGTGATCGCTGCGGGCTACCGCGCGATGGCTAACGCCTAAGTTTATAGCTTAAAACCACCAAAACGGGGGTGGCCTAGCTGCCCCCGTTTTTTTATGCCTTGTTCATTTTTAGGGTTTACTTATTATCAAAACTTTGGTAGGATAGGCCTATAATGAAGAAGGAAGAAAACATGGCTTATCCCAAGACGATCCTCATCGGCGACCGCGTCAAGACGCCGAGCGGTCTTATCGGCACTGTAATAGATATCTTAGGTTCCACCTGCGAAGTAGAACTTGATGCTGGTGGCTTAATGCATTATAATGTTAAAGCTCTTAAAAAGATTTAACGGATTAGGTGGGATAAGATGACTGTTTCTGAACTTCGTGACATGTCTGATCTGAACAACGATATGATCTTTGAAGAGATCTCTGACGAACTTATGCACATGACTCTTGGGCAGTTCTTTACTGCTCTTGAAGAGCGCGGCATTATGGATGACTTTAGCGATCTTGGTCGAATCTATTCAGAGTTCGTCGAGCGCATCTACGAAGAGCGCGCCGAACGTTATGAATATGAACGCATGGTGGAGATGTAAGATGTTTCATGTTAATGTAGATCAGTTCTTAAATCGCACCAAGGGCAACTTCTCGATGAAGTTTCCGAACGGCTACACCGTCTCTCTCGCCATGGGCGACGGCATGTACTGTTCTGGTAATCAGACTCAGGGCTTTAGCTCGGTCGAGGTTGCTGCATGGGATGCTGATGGTAACTGGGTTAAGCTTGGTGATAACGATGATATTGTCGGCTGGCAGTCGACAGACGACGTTCTTGCCATAATGAATCGTGTGGCAGCGATGTAAATAGGTTAATGGGGACTTAGCTCAGTTGGGAGAGCGCTAGCTTTGCAAGCTTGAGGTCGGGGGTTCGATCCCCCCAGTCTCCACCATGGACACTTAGCTCAGTAGGTAGAGCAACGGGCTTTTAACCTGTAGGTCCTGGGTTCGAGCCCCAGAGTGTCCACCAGTTTAGGACGATTAGCTCAGTTGGTAGAGCAGCTGACTCTTAATCAGCGGGTCGTAGGTTCGAGACCTACATCGTCCACCAGTTTGGGTCGGTAAAGCCAGTGGCTCTCGGAGTAATCGATATGCGTGTTATCTACAAGTATGAGCTGATGCTCGGATACAACTCGATCGATCTGCCTGCAGGATATAAGGTCCTGAAGATTGCAGAGCAGTACGGAAACCTGACCATGTGGGTCGAGCAAGATTCGTCGTATCCTTCAAGTAGTGTTGTCTTCAATGTGTACGGAACTGGATACAGCATTCCTAATCCCAATGCAGTTCATGTCGGATCCGAGCTTATGGAATCTGGCCTCGTCTGGCACGTGTACGTCGATGGCTAGTCTCGAAGATTTCTTTGTTCGCGGGGGAGGATCGATACCTCACTGGCCCACCAGATACGGGGATTAGCGCAGCCTGGTAGCGCATCTGCTTTGGGAGCAGAGGGTCGGCGGTTCGAATCCGTCATCCCCGACCAGTGTCCCTCAAGCATTTAGGGGCGATGCACCGGTCTCCAAAACCGGATAGCGAGGTTCGAGTCCTCGGAGGGATGCCAGATATATAGTACTATCAGTAGGTGATGTATGATACATGATGAAATTGCCAAGATGATAGCTACGATTTTAGGCGAAAGCGACCTATTGAAAGTTAAGAGTTGTTTAACTTTTGGCAATCATAGACGTGGTGATAGCTGGGATCTTTCATTTAACGTAGTTAAGTATCTAAAACTTAAAAATATTGCTTTTAGCGTAGAGTAAAGAGCATCGCCGGTATAGCTCAGTTGGTAGAGCAGTTGATTTGTAATCATCAGGTCGCGGGTTCGAATCCTGCTGCCGGCACCATAAGGAGAATATATTATGAAGTGGATTATGATTTTAGCTCTGTGGAACACCAATCCTCCACAAGAGTCTTTTAAGTTCTATACTCAGACGTTTGCATCTGAAACGGCTTGTGAAGAAGCTATTCAGGATGCGTACGCAGCTGCGTTCAATCGCGGAGTTCAAGCTCAGGCTGTATGTGTCTCACAGAGTAGCCTGAATTTAGGTTCTAGTTACTATTAATTAGCTTCAGGCTTCGTGGCTCGTATAAATATCAGTATGAGCTATGACATCGTATTCAAAATTATAGCTGACGTTGGATTCCCTATCGCAGCAGCTTTGCTAGGTGGGGTCTTTGTTTATCATATTCTGAAGTACATCATGGACGGTGTAGTTTCCCAACTTAAGGGTCTACAAGGCATAATCGGTGCATTAGACAATCGTGTCAAAACTATGAATCATGACATTATACGAGTCGATGCAGTCGTAAGTTCTGCCCTGGGCCTCAGACCAGATCTTGATAGGATCGCTCGAGCCGACGGTAAGAACGATGCCAGGAGAGATTAGTTGGAGCTTATGGGAACAACTTATGCTGACTACATATTTGAGATTTTAAGCGATGGATCGATCCTTATGGATCGTGACATTACATCGAAGGATTTCTCGGTTTGTAGGTCCGGTGATCAATATACCTTCGTGATCAATGATAATGGACGAATCGTTTTAAGAAAGAACGTCGTCCAAAATGAACCCTGAACAATTAAGTGAACTGATATCTAAGTACGGATTTCCCATAGTCGCTGCTGTGGGGATGGGCTTTTTTATCAAGTTCATATATTCACATGTAACCACTCAAATTATACCAGTCATAAAAGAAACGAACGCCACCCTTATTGCGTTGATCGATCGTATCAGAATGCTTGACAATGATCTGATCCGCTTACAACAGAAGGTGAGTGTACTATTACAGCTGCGAGAGGAAGGAAATCGAGATGACCATAAGTCTAAAGATTGAACTCCTCAAGATACTTAATATTGAATTTAGCTTCTCTTCTGATAAAAAAGAGAAAGAAGAAGATGCTGAAAAGGATACTGATCCTAACGTTCTTGATGTTCTTAAGTAGTCCTGCTCTTGCAGGAGATATAGTACAGCAGTTTAAGAGCCCATCCTTTAACGGTTACGGATGGTCTTCGCATGTACAGTCTATAGAACAGCAAGAGCGATCGCGAGAACAAGCTATCAAAGACAAGGCTGCGGCTGAAGAAGCCAAAGCTCTGGCTGCTGCGTCCAACACACCGTTGGCTAAGTTCATGCAACTGTTCACGGCGCAAGTCTATTCACAACTGGCCACTCAGCTTTCCAACAGCTTGTTTGCTGAAGGTAGCACGAACAACGGTGGATCCTTTCAACTCGACGGGAACACCATAAGCTATGTCAAGACCGGCACAGACGTCACCCTGACGGTGGTCGATCTCTCTGGTAAAATCACAGTGATAAGTGTCCCAATAGCATCATTTGCTTTCTAGGAGGTCAAATGAAAAAGCTACTGGGACTAATCTCATTTGTACTCTTGACTGGCTGCGCAGGCAGTGTTCATCCTACTCTTAATCAAAGCTTTGTCTTGAGAGGAGATGCCAAAGTCGCGACGTTTGCAAACGCAGACATCATGCAAACCGTCCCGGAACTGGACGGGCCTCCTATACCGGTGGCAGTGTATTCTTTTACTGACAGGACCGGTCAAAGAAAACCGTCACATTCTTTATCCTCTTTCTCTACTGCGGTGACTCAGGGCGCAGATGCCTATGTCATCAAGACTCTACAAGATGTCGGTGGTGGAAAATGGTTCATTCCTGTCGAACGTGTCGGCATCGATAACCTGATCAAAGAACGTCAGCTTATCAGACAGATGCGCGAACAGGTTCAAGGTGAAGATGTGACGTCTCTACCTCCGCTGATGGTGGCCGGAATCATCCTCGAAGGCGGAATCATTGACTACAACTCTAACATCAAGACTGGTGGATTGGGTGTAAGAGTGTTTGGCATAGGTCCTCACACTCAGTACATAGAAGATCAAGTGATCATCCATCTTAGACTTGTGTCTGTACAGACAGGCGAGGTACTAACGTCTGTCACAGTTCAAAAGAATCTACTATCCACATCAGAAGGCGTGACAGCCTTCAAATTCTTTAATGTGGGAACTAACGCATTTGAACTAGACGGACAACAGACATCTAACGAACCAGGGAATTATGCTATACGTTCAGCCATAGAGACCGGTGTTGTTGAGCTCATTAAAAATGGTGAAAATAAGGGTCTATGGCGCTTTAAAACACAGGAAGAAAACAAATGAGACTCCACATAACAGCACTCTTTGCGGTGTTGTTTGCTTCTACTGCGGCCGTAGCACAGGTGGCGACACCCCAGGCCGTGGTATTGCCCACCGCACCTACTCCGCCGGCGATCGTTACTTCTTCTCCTAATGAGAACGAAGCTGCAGCCATAGCAACGACCAACAAGGTCTATATCGATCAGACCGGTCAAAACGTCGAAGTTAACATAGAGCAGTCTGGTACAGGTAACCGTGTAGGTACTGGTCTAGACAAGATAGTACTGAGCGGAGACAATCAGACGGTAACGGCGATTCAGGACGGCGATAATAACCAGCTTTATTTGACTGTGACTTCAGGTACTGGTCAGACAGGATTAGCAACAATCACGACTCAACAGATCGGTGATATCAACTATGCCCTCATCCGTTGTGGTGATGGCAATACGACCAGCTGTAACCAGCTTGATATGAACGTTCGTTTTACAGGAAACAACAATCGTTTTGAGTTTCTTGGTAACGGAGAAAACATTCGCAATTCAATGGATGTCAACGGTAACAACAACGAGTTCTACTTGGACGTTGATAGTCCTAATGCCACTCAGACTGTCTTAGTGACAGGAGATCAGAACATCTTCAACGTTACACAGACTGGACTAGGAGGTACTTTTGGACATTCGTTGTATACGAACTTTACGGGTTCTGGTAACATCGTCAATACGAATCAACAAGGCGCTACAGAGACTATAATCAATATTCAAGCGGTCGGTAGCAATGGCACGTATAACATTACTACTGTTAATTAGTCTACTACTGTTAATTAGTCTACTCGCGTTATCGACTCCTGCGATGGCATCAATCGGGTCGATAACAGAGTTTAAAGGCGCTGGCTCCATAAAACGGGCCGCAAGAACTATGCCAGCGGCAAGAGGATCTGGGATAGAAAAGAACGATACAATTTCTACGACTTCTCAAGGACGTTTTAGGATTACGTTTGTTGATTCTACCAACGTTAATATCACTGAGAACTCTAGACTCGTCATCGATGACTTTGTATTCGACGGAAATGCAAAAGCAAAAGGTCGACTAGGGCTCAAAGTAGCTTTAGGCACAGTTCGCTATGCGTCTGGAGGCATCGCTCATGGCAATACAAAGGGTGTCAACATTAGAACGCCTACAGCCACCATCGGAGTTAGAGGCACAGACTTTGTCATGTCAGTCGACGAGGCTGGAAGGACCATGGTCGTTCTGTTGCCAGCGTGCTTCGACGACGCAGACATGTTCAAAGACACGAACGACTGCGAGGTCGGAGAGATCGAGGTGATCACTGCAAGCGGAGTGGTGACAATGAATCAGCCGTTTCAGGCGACCGTCGTCGAGAGCTCGTTCGTCCCTCCGTCTCCGCCTACCACCGTCAACATGACCATGAAGCAGCTTGACAATAACCTCCAAATCTCGGCGCCTGCTAGTGATTCAGGAGAAAGTGTCATCGGTCGAGCACGCAGAGATCTCAAAAAGAGCACCAATCCTGCTGCAGCAGCGGCAGACGACAATCAAGATCCGGACGTAGGAGCTTCTATAGAACAGGTGGCTGTAATCATTCAGCAACCTCCCACTCAAGACGAACTGTATCAGATCTTCAAAGAGTTTAATCCTGAAAAAGAATTAGTAGCTACTCTGCAGACAAACGTTTCACCGTATCTAGAGAAACAGGTGCAAGTTGGTTGGGTCTACTCTAGCTTGTCACAAGATGCCGGTCAACTGACCACCATCTTTTTAGAAAAGACTACAGACACAGAGATCATCGTTGTTCAGAATGGACTGATAGACTACTTCAACTTTGCTGACCATAAGTGGCCTACTTCAGGCATGGGCAGATCACAGGGCAGCATAACGATATGGCAATCTAATAAATAGGCCATGAAAAAGATAGTACTTTCACCTTGGATGGCAGTCCTTACATTCACGCTACTTTTGGCGGTGAAGCTGCTTGATCCATATCTAGTAGAAGCTACTAGACTGAAGTTTTATGACTTCCTCATGTTAGATAATTCTAAGCAGTCTGAACAGATTGTCTTGGCAAACATCGGCGAAAAGGCGATTGAGACGTACGGTCAATATCCATTTCCCCGAGGTACATATGTCAAGATTCATTCAGACCTGTATTCTGCTGGCGCTGGTCTCGTCGGCACTACTATTCTTTATCCTGATCCCGATCGTTTCGGAGGTGACAAAGAACTTGCAGGCAGTTTCAGAAGCGCTCCGGTAGTTTTATCACAGACGACTCTGCCATCGTGTCCAAGTAAAGAAACCCGCAATCCTCGAACGATTGGCGTTGCGGTGATTGGAGATGGTCAGGCCACCGACTATCTACCGGATTATCCTTGCGTAATATCAAATGTTGAAGTTCTTCAGCAAGCCGCAGTTGGTGTTGGAGTAACTTCGACTCTTCCCGAATCAGATGGAGTCGTTCGGAGAGTTCCTCTTCTTGCGACTTCAGGCAGTGAATACTATCCAGCGTTTGCTTTAGAAATGCTTCGAGTAGCTGCGGGAGATCCCTCGTATCAGGCGAAAGTGAATGTGACGGGTGTTGAAGCATTACGAGTTCCTTCATATGAAACAATTAAGACGGATGAGTATGGTCGGATCTTTATCAATCCGAACTTTCGATTTCAGTCAATCGAAATTGGTGAGGGTCCTTTACCAGACCTGAGTGGTAAAATAGTGATAGTTGGCGTAACTGCTGCTGGTATCGCGAACCCTGTAGCGACTCCCTCAGGTGCGCAGAATCCCCATCAACTCCAGGCCAGCATTCTAGAGACTCTTCTGAATGGTGAATCTGCGTCGATTCCAAATTGGATTCCTTTGGTGGATCTTGGCTCATTCGTATTCCTCGCGCTGGCGCTGATAGTGTTGTCTAGATTTAGGTTTTCCTGGATATATATCATTATACTCCTGTCTGCCTATATGTACATACCTTTCTATCTGTTTGGCAGCAAGAATATTCTGCTAGACGTCACTTTTAATTTTGCTGCAGCTATACTGATCTACGTACACATCTTTACTGCCAAGTACATCTCTGAATACATGCAGAAGATGCAGATCAAGAAGCAGTTTGGTACGTATCTTTCACCAGCAATGGTAGAGAAGCTACAAAAAAATCCAGAGTTGTTGACGCTCGGCGGAGAGTCCCGTGAGCTGTCTATCATGTTCACAGACGTACGTGGATTTACCACAATCTCAGAGCACTATGGCAAGGACGTTCAAGGTCTGACAAAGATCATGAACCGCTACATGACTGCCATGACCTCTAGAATCATAGAAAATAACGGCACGCTAGATAAGTATATAGGCGACGCTCAGATGGCATTTTGGAATGCTCCGCTTGACGACGAGGAGCATGCGCTGAACGCCGTCAAGACTAGTCTGGCGATGCTTAAAGACTTGGAGAAATTCAATGAAGAGATATCTCAAGAAGGCATTCCTGCTTTTGGCATGGGTCTTGGCATTAATACTGACACCGTTGTGGTTGGCAATATGGGTTCTACTCAGCGGTTTGACTATACTTGTCTTGGCGACGGGGTTAATCTCGCCTCGAGACTGGAAGGACAATCCAAACCTTACGGGGTTAAAATCATTATTGGGCCAAAAACCGCCGAGTATGTAAGAGCAAAGTATCAGGTCGTAGAGCTAGATCTTATAGCTGTCAAAGGCAAGACCGAACCGGCCCGAATCTATACCGTTTTAGGAAAGATTGACAAGAGCTCTGAAATTGCTCACTTCCGATTCCTTGATGCCTACAGACAAGGTGAATGGGACAGAGCTCTAAACATGGCTGTTGTCATGAAACACGTTTGGGCAGGGGCCTTAAAAGACTACTATAAGATGATGGAAGCTCGCATCAGGGAGCTCCAGGACAGCCCGCCGGCCAACTGGGACGGGGTCTACAGGGCCTCCTCAAAATAATTTCATTTTAATTAAAAAAGGGCATGTACATATTCTCCATTATGGGGTAAGGTGGACCTATGATGAAGAAGGAAGAAAACATGGCTTATCCCAAGACGATCCTCATCGGCGACCGCGTTCGTTATGAGTCTGCCGCAGGCACCATTCGTGGCGAAGTTGTCAAGATCATGAAGGACTACAACGCAGCTGACGACCTGATCGATTGGATCTATGTTCAGTTCTACAATGAAAAGTCACCTTCCAAGTACTCGATCGCTCGACTGGCTGATACGTCGCTGGAGATGATGAAGTTCGTGGTGACGTTCCGCGATATTGCTATTCAGAAGAGAGTTGCATAATGTCTCAGATTTCTCCCATGGCTTCGTGCGCTCAGAAGCACATGTACAAGAGCTGGATTAGGGAAAATCCTGAACTGGCACTAGAGCGCGTCGAAGCCTTCTGTCGTGAAGCCAAAGAACGCGGCATGATGCTACGCTACTACGAAGACGATCACTATGTAGACGTGGTGGCAGCTTTTACTGAAACTGATTTGGAAGCGAGGTATATATAATGACTGGTGTGAATGAGATGATCCTTGCACAGGACGATCCTTTTGAATTTGTCTATGAGGCCATCACAGGCGTTCATGGCGTCGAGATCCGCGACTACATTCAGGAAATGTATAACGACGTGGTCATTGACTGCGGCTATCATCCTGATGATGACTTCGAAGAAATCATCTCTCGTATCATCGATCTTCTGGAGGACATGTAATGAAGAGCAATACGATTGAATACTTTGGCATGCCCACAGTGGAGCGTGCTATTGCTCACTACTTCTATGTTCATGGTGTAACCGAAAACGTTCGTGACAAGCTCATGCGAATGGAGTCAGAAGACGAAGACGAGTTTTTCCAGCTGGTCTGTGACTTTGTGGAGACGACTACGCCCGTCAAGTAACCTTTTGGGGACGTGGCGAAATCGGTAAACGCAAGGCACTTAAAATGCCTCGGTAAATCCTTGCGGGTTCGAGTCCCGCCGTCCCTACCAAAATACATGTACATATCCTAAAACACAGTATATATAGAATACATAAGTTATTCCGGTGTAGCTCAGCGGTAGAGCCCTCGACTGTTAATCGAGTGGTCGTAGGTTCGAATCCTACCGCCGGAGCCATTTTAGATGCGGGAAGTTAAAGGTAGTTGCAACTGCCTTGACAAGGCACACTATGAGAGTCTTTGAACTTGAACTGCTTAACCCGCATATTCCGCGCCGGTATCCTATCGCCTCGTGGTCTCAGTAATGATAGGATATGACTCTGATTGCCCGTCGGTCAGAGCGAGATGAATGTCTGCTGGAGCCCGGCGGACATAGGGCGGGCCAAATTTGCCCTTGATCTGGGACACGGTCGTCGTGCAGTTAGACTAAGATCCCCTGCATTCAGGGGTACGTGGGGGAGGATCCCACAGGGCATCCAAGATCACTGCCGACGGGTGGTGTAAGAAGCGTGACTGAATAAGGTCCTTGTCAGTGGACCTAAAGTAGATCCGGGGATTGGTCTCCCGCTCAACCGGCAAACGGATCGTTGACCGAGATTACGATAGGTAATTGACTGGGTCTTGAAGGTATAACCAAATCCTTCCGCTTCGCCTTTAAAGGATTCATATGAGAGAGTGTGGTGAGTGCACAGCCTGTTGTTCAGGAGCTTTGAGCGCCGATATCCATGGAATTCCAATGCATCGAGGAAAGCCATGTCACTTTCTAAACAAACTAGAGGTGCATGGTTGTGCGATCTACGATCAACGCCCTGAAGTGTGTAGAAGATACCTATGCGCATGGATGACAGAAGATCTTCCTGAAGAACTCAAACCGAGTAATTGTAACTTTATAGTCCACAATAGAATGAAGACTCAAGGAAGATATAACATGATTCGTGTGGATGCATCTAAACCTCTCAAAGAGGAACATAAATTACTATATAATAACTGGCTTAAACAAAAAAAGTGAGGTTATCATGAATAATAAATTAGTTTCTTCAGAGGGAATTGAAGAGTATACTGATCTGCCTGAAGTAGTTCCTTCTGTAGTGTTTAAAACCCGCATCAGGGATGAGTCGATTGGTGGATCTAATCCATATCGCTGGCAAGACGTGACCACGTTTGAGCTTTTTGCTGGTAAGCGCGTAGTCCTCTTCTCACTTCCTGGCGCCTTCACACCCACCTGTTCTACATACCAGCTTCCTGGCTTTGAAGAAAAGTTTTCTGAGTTCAAGGCTCTCGGCATCAAGGACATCTATTGCATCTCCGTCAACGATGCCTTTGTCATGAACAAGTGGGCTAAGGATCAGAAGATCAAGAAGGTCAAAGTTATTCCTGATGGCAACAGTGAGTTTACGAGTGCCATGCGTATGGAAACAGGAAAGTTCAATCTTGGCTTCGGATATCGGTCTTGGCGTTACGCTTGCGTCGTCAACAACGGCAAGATCGAGAAGTGGTTCGTTGAACCTGGAAAGACCTGGAACTGTGAGACTGATCCATATGGTGAAACCTCTCCAGAAAATATCCTGAATTGGTTGAAGGAAAACAGCTAATGATTCCCGCTATCACTCTGCGCCGTATCGTCAACGCTCGTCGAGCCATGATGAATGCGCAAGATCCCAAGTTTAAAGAGTTTTGGCAGTCTGTGATTCACCGACTGTCAGAGGCCTATGATTGAGCCATATCAATCATTATTGAAACAAATGAGGTAATTAATATGAAGAATCTGATGATTACGACCGCTGCAGCTGCTGCGGCAATGTTTGCGACTCCTGCACTGGCTGGCGACTTCGCTGGTCCTCGTGTGGAAGTTACAGCCGGAGCTGATGACGTGACAGCTGGCGTTGATCCTACTGATGTGACCTACGGTGCTGGCGTCGGCTACGACCTTCAGTTCGGTAACATCGTAGCTGGCGTTGAAGCCAACGTGGACAACGTGTTCGATCGTCGTGATATCGGCGTTGGTGCTCGACTCGGCTACGTGTTGAACGAGAACGTGCTTGTCTATGGCAAGGCAGGTTACTCGAACTGGCGTCAGGCAGCTGGCGTTGACACCGAAGGCCTTCGTCTCGGCGGTGGTCTTGAAGTGAACCTCGCTGGCCCGGTCTATGCCAAGGCAGAGTATCGCTATACTGACTTCGAAGGTGGTCAGGGCAAGCATGGCGGTCTGGTCGGCGTCGGCCTCCGCTTCTAATATGTGAGAGAAAGGTAGCCGATATGGCAAAGAAAAACACGACTGCACTTTTAGTAGGAGTGGCAGCTCTGGCTGCTATAGGCTATATCGGCTACCGTCTTCTGAAGGACGAACTAGATAAGCTCGATGACATCGATTGGGGAAACCTAGACGAAGCCATGTTTCCAGGAAAGTATCCTACAGATAATGATCTACAATAGAGAACCAGTCTTAGACAAGCTGTTTGGTCTGACCAACAGTATGTTAGTCCCAGACTTCATCGTTGAAGTCGGTAGTTTTGACGGAGAGAGTCTCAAGACCTACGGCACGTTTAGTCCATACAGCAGGTTGATCGGGTTCGAGTGTAACCCGATCAATTATTTTAAGCGCTGTCTAGGCAAACCGGTCAACTACATGACCATCACCAATCATACTGGATCTACAGAGATATATAGACCTGTGAGCAGGATCGACGATGCTGGAAGAGAGCATACTCGTGGTAACGACAGAGTTTCTGGAATTCATATGGTAGATAACGCTACCATGTTCGAGACATATACAACGCCATGTAGTACTCTGGACGACTACTTCGAAGTCCCGCTCTCGCAAGGAAAGACGTTCAGCCTGATTGTGGATGCAGAGGGAGCAGCGTATGAGATCCTGCAAGGAGCTCAGAAGTTTCTGCAGAACGTAGTTTCCATGAAGCTCGAGTTAGAGACAGTGTCTTGTTGGGAAGGACAGAAGCTTGAGGCAGAAGTGTTGCCTCTTGTGCCTGAGAAGTTTGTAAAGATCGCTGAGACGCGCTACACTGGCAAGCCTCAGAAGCAAAACAACTCTTACTTCTTTGAAAAAGACGCAGCACTATACTTTAAGTCGATCGGTGGAGAATTACAAGGAGTATGAAATGAAGTGGATCGGTAAGTTTCGTTGTGACAATGAAAAGTGTGGTCACGAATGGGAAGAAGAGTCTGGCTCAGCCGGCTGTCCTAAGTGTGAGTCTAAAGAATTCACCTGGACAAACTATGAAGAGCTATCTAACACGTTCTTTTCAAAAACACGTAGGCGTAGTAAGTGATGAAGATGCTTAAAGAGTTAGCCTTCTTGGCTTCTGAGATAGCTCAGATTCTGACAATAGTTATATTGTTTGCTCTGGGAGTCAGCGCCATAGTGGCCATGATAGCGATTTATTTTTCGTTGTGGCTCTTGGGACTAGCTCTGGCTCTGCCTTACATCTGTATGAAATGGTTGCTTAATTCTGCGTTCAAGCGGTAAGTCTTTGATTTGAAAAGAAATCTTTTCTATGTACATATTATTGGTTTTGGGGTATAATGGACCTATAATTGGAAAGGAAGAGAATGCAGATCAATGTCACAGGCTTCACCGAAGAACAGGTCGTCGAGCTCAGGGAAGCAGCGCTGTTCTTCTCGAAAGCGCTCGGCTTAGGCCGCATCGGGTATCAGCTCGATATTGAGCGTGACAAGAAGCTCGACAATGAAGGCGAGTGCGCCGACGAGGACGGCATCAAGAACCCCCGTTGGTTCACCATCACCCTCCGCGGCAAGCGTGGAGACGATCCTCTGATTCGGACTTTGGCCCATGAAATGGTCCATGTCAAGCAGTACATTCGCAACGAGCTTGGCAAGGAACTGACCATCGCCAAAGGCAAAGGCTTCAAGATGGCCACTCGCTGGAAGGGAGAATACTGGACTCCGGCTGCACACGAAGACGAATACTTCGATGCGCCATGGGAAATCGAGGCCTACGGCCGCGAGATTGGCCTCTACCATAAGTGGGCAATTCACAAAGAAAAGGCCAAAGCAAGTGCTTAATGCGATAAAATGGATAGGAACGGCATGTGTCGTAGCAGCTGCAGCATGCCGAGCCTTTGATGTACACGCAGCTGACATCGCATTGTCCATTGCAGGAGGTCTGCTATGGGCAGGAGTTGCAGCCAAGACTAAAGACAATGCACTCTTTACGGTCAATGCCTTCATCGTGGGGATCCTCCTGATAGGAGCCTTCCGTTGAGACATCCACGTCAGAGAGATATGCAATATCCTGGCTGTTTTATGCACCTCGCAATCATGCTAGTGATTGCCTATATCATTGGAGTTTTTATATCATGAAGAATGCCAAGGAAATCATCAACACCATCTTCGATCGTCTGTTTAGTTTTCCTATGTTCATCGTTATGATGGTCGTACTTACATTTTACATGCTGGTCGGCATCATTGAAGATGATAACCAAAAGCGGGCAGAAGCTAAAGCAGCATCGGCTATCTGTTATTCCATGGGAATGGTAGACGTTGAGACTGATGCTGGCAAGCGCTGCGCGACACCTGCCGATCTCAAAGAAGCCAAGATCGTTGAGCGCGTAGTAGTCAATCAGTGAAGTATTGGCTTATCATATTCTTCTTCGACACTCACGGAGAGTTCGTGAACAAGAAAGAAGTGCAACTGTCCAGCTATACGACGTGTCGTCAGGTGGAGCAGCAGGTCCTTATCAAGCATACCAATGCCAAGACTGTCTGCGTCACTGACGACCATCATAGCGGCAAGAAGCAAGATCCAGGAATTCCATATGATTGATACATTGAAAAAGATCAGAGATCAATTCTTCACTTATCGTACGTTCTTTTGGCTCCTGATTATCGGGTTTACGTGGCTCGTGGTCGCGACCATGCAAGATCAGACGCGCGAAGAGGAAGAGGCTTTCCGTTTCATGGAAAGTTGTTATGCTGAAGGTCTCGTTCCCGCGTACACAGACATGGGCCCACGGTGTGTGCCTTCTGATATTTTAGTGGATCCTTACAATGAACCTCGAACTTGAAGCCTATGAAGGCGAACTGAAGCAATTGCGCAAGCTTAGTAAGATCCTCAAGCATGAGGTGCTGGCAGAAAAGCTTGGTGAAATCTATTTTATCTGCGGCGAAGGTGGCGAGAAGGATGATAACAATCTTCCGGAAAGCATTTACATTTGCCCTGCTTATGGTGTAGACTGGTTTCAGGTCTACAAAAAGACTGATACCACCCACGGCCCGGAGTATTGATATGACTAATTGGGACCAGCGTTTTCTAGAGCTGGCAGAACACGTAGCAACATGGTCTAAGGATCCACGCACCAAGGTGGGTGCTGTGGTGGTAGACGAGAAGAAGCGTGTCGTCTCAGTGGGTTTTAACGGATTTCCTCGTGGAGTCCTCGATATCGAAGAGCGTCTTGATGATCGTGAGATGAAGTATCTCTTCGTCGCTCATGCTGAACGCAACGCTCTCGACAATGCACCTATCATGACTGATGGGTGCACACTTTACTCGCCTCTGTTCCCGTGCAGCGAGTGTGCCAAGACAATCATTCAGAAAGGCATCAAACGGGTGGTCTCACGGCCAATCTTTGAAGACGTCCCTAAGTTTCGTTGGGACATTACGATCGCCATGTTCCGTGAGGCTGGCGTTCGATATGAATATGTTTGATATAAATACCATGTCTACGCCTAATGGGTAGACTTAATTAACCTCGCTGAAAAGGAGAATGTATATGACTGGATGGAACTTTAACCATACCTTTAAGGACTTCGATCGTTTCTTCGTTGGATTTGATCCAATAGTCAAGAAGATCGCTACCGCAGCCGAACAGGCTGCCAAGCTGGCTCAAGAAGCCAAGTATCCTCCATACAACATCAAGAAAGTAGACGAGAATCGCTACGTCATCGAGATGGCTGTCGCTGGCTTCGGCAAGCAAGACATCGAACTCGAACTTGTAGGCGATAAGCTCGTTATCAAGGGCAATGCCAAGTCAGGAGACGAAGCTCTTCCTGATGGCACATATCCCGCATATCTCTATCATGGTCTAGCTCAGCGTCCGTTTACGCGGCACTTCACGCTTGCTGACAATGTCGAGGTGGCTGGTGCTCAGCTTCTCAACGGCATCCTCAAGATCGGCCTCGAAGCCATCATCCCTGAGGAAAACAAGCCCAAGAAGATCGATATCACCACCGATGAAGACAAGGACGAAGGCGCTTCGTTCGTAGACCAGAAGAAAGTGAAGTAAGATGTTTAATCATAAGTATGTCGTGCCCGTTTCTCGGGCCGCTGCAATTTCTGTGCTTGCAATGGTAGGCTTTTGTTTCTACGCATTACTGACTATATAAAAAAGAAGGGGAGCGAAAGCTCCCCTTCAATTTATCCCCAAGCCGCGTATTGCTTAGTCTTCTTTAGTCTATCATCGAGGCCGTGTGTGCCTCCGTTGACTCTGCGTGTAATCTGAGTAATGATGGCATCTGTCACACCTTTGTTGGCGATAGCAAACAACCCATTCTTTTCGAAAAAGAAGATAGCTGATTCGAAGGCCAACTCTGAAGCTACCACGTCAGGATTGGTCATGATATCAGGACGACCGATGTGGTTGGCAAACGCTTGATAGTTGTCCTTTCCAGTCAACTGAATAGGACCTCGTCCGCGGAACTTCCAGCCGTCACCTGATGCTTCGTTGCCGTTGCCCATTCTATTTGAATAGACGACGTTGGCGATCTTCTCGGGCTTACGAGAATACTGAGCAGCGTTTCTGCCAGCCTTGATGAAGTACTTAGGAAAGATCTTGTTCAGACCGTCTGCAGAGTAGTTAAGGTTTTCTGAGAATACCTTGAACCCGCCAGACTCGTGTGAACACTGACCGAAGAAGTGCGCAGCCTGATTGTTTGTAAGCTTGAAGTAGGCGCGCGCAGCCTTATAAGTACCAGGTCCCCATTTACCGTCAGCGGTAACACCACACTTAGCTTGGAGAGCAGCCAATGGACCGAGACCCGAAGAAGATGGAGCTGGCCGAGATTGAGGCGTGGCTTGACCAGATGTTGCAGGACGTGCTGCAGCAGATTGACCAGGAAGAGTCGAAGGGTCAAAATCCGCCACAGGAGTATACTGAGTCCCTCCCGTCTTCGACTTCGTCGCAATCAGACGCTGACGACGATTACCGCCTTCCTTTTTAATAGAAGCGTGTACCCATCCAGAATTCTTGTCGCCTTTGGTGTAGAACTCGAGGATGACCTGATCGAACTCTAGGTTGTCTGCAACCCAATCTGCGACCGTCTTATTGTCTACTCCAGGAACTTCGAAGTCGATAGCTTGACCATTGACGTGTTGAGAAGTCTTAGATCCACCTACGGCTCTGTTGACGGCTGGAGCTCGATAAGAGGAGTTGACTTGAACAGGGCCAAACTTTGCACGCACTGGTTCGAGGATCTTCTCGCAACAGTATTTCATATTAGCGATGTGTTCAGGAGTAGGAGTATTAGATAAGCCAAGTTTCTTGGCAGTCGGCGAAGTCGTTAGTTCCGCCAAAGTGAAGTGTTCTGTTATTTGTGTCATGTGTCACCTATTAGAATGGACCGTGATCTTCGTCTGATTCGAGATATTCGTCGACAGCCTTCATCATCTTGATCTCGTTGTCGATTTCGATGCCTTCTGCTTCAGCGTTGATCTTGTGTGCTTCAGCGAGAGCTTTATGATCTGTTTTGCCTAGCTCTTGAGTCTTGACATTCGGATCAAATTCGGCAGTTTTCATACCCATCATGGTAGCAAATGCACCGACAAAAGCACCTACGATCGTTGAGAATGCAGGTCCAATGATCTTGAAGATCTCGTTGTTGTCGATCAAGTGATTTGGTACAAACATACCGATCAGAAAGATAAAGACGACAGCCATCATGATGACACCAAGAATGGTTGCAGCCATCTTCATGATGGTTAATTGAATCTTTCCTTTTTCCAATTCTAACTGTTCAAAGGACGTGACTTCTGGAGCTGAGAAGAACGATAGTAAGCTCATTATTATTTTCCTTATTCTTACTAAATCTATGTACTTGTAGCACGCACAGTGGTATTTATAGATCTTGAACCTAGCGGAGTCATGCATGCAATTCTACACGAACGTCCATCGCAAAGGCAACAAGATCCTGGTACGTGGCATTCAAAACGGTAAACAAGTCAAGCGTGCATTAGATTACAAGCCCTACCTCTTCGTTCAGAGCGGGGTCGACGGGAAGTACAAGACACTCGAAGGCAAGTCTGTCGGTCGAGTCGACTTCACGTCTATGTACGATGCTGCTGACTTTTTGAAGAAGCACGAGAACGTTCATGGCATGCCGATCTACGGCCTGACCAACTTCATCTACCTATTCATCTACGACTATTTCAAGGGGCAGATCAAGTATGATCCGTCCCTCGTTTCCGTTGTGTCTCTCGACATCGAGACTGACTCGTCTGATGGGTTTCCAGACATCGCCACAGCCAATCGTGAGATCACTGCCATCACCATCTCTCGTAATGGAAAGAAGACGACCTTCGGCTGTGTAGACTTCAAGACTGACGATCCTACTGTCACTTACTACAAGTGTTGGGACGAGGCTGCTCTGCTGAAGTCGTTCCTCGAGGTATGGTCTGGCAGCCTCTACAATCCTGACATTGTGACTGGTTGGAACATCGAGTTCTTCGACATTCCATATCTCGTCAATCGAATTCAGCGTGTCCTCGGCGACGAGTATGTCAAGCTGCTGTCTCCATGGGGCATCATCAAGCCATACGAGATCGAGATCCGCGGTCAGAAGTCTACCTCATACGACCTCATCGGCGTGTCTGTCATGGATTACATGGCACTCTATAAGAAGTTTACCTACACAAATCAAGAGTCGTACAGACTCGATCATATCGCCAGCGTCGAGCTCGGAGAGAAGAAGGTCGACTATCGAGACGAAGGCTACACGTCGCTCGATGATCTTTTCAAGAGGAATCCACAGCGATTCATCGAGTACAACATTCAGGATACTGTCCTGATCGAGAAGCTCGAAGACAAGATGAAGCTGATCGAGTTGGTCATGGCTCTGGCTTATGACGCCAAGATCAACTACGACGACACACTGGCTTCTGTGAATCCGTGGGACGTGATCATTCACAACTATCTCATGGATCGGAACATCGTGGTTCCGCAGAAGCCACGTAACACCACTTCAGATCCTCTGGTAGGTGGATATGTGAAGGAGGTACAAGCGGGCATGCATCCGTGGGTGGTCTCGTTCGACCTCAACTCACTCTATCCGCACCTCATTCAGCAGTACAACATCTCGCCTGAAACCTTTGTCGAGAAGCTCAACAGCTTTCCTACCATCGATCAGATCCTCAATGGATACGGCATCGAAGATACAGGCATGTCTGTAGCTGCCAATGGTTGCATGTATCGTAAAGACAAGCAAGGTTTTCTTGGTGCCATCATGGCCAAGATGTACGATGATCGTGTTCACTACAAGAACCAGATGATCGAGGTCAAGAAGGAATATGAGAAGACTAAGGATCGCGAGCTCTACAAAGAAGTAGCTCGACTCAACAACCTGCAGATGGCCAAGAAGATTCAGTTGAACTCAGCTTACGGTGCACTCGGCAACAAGTACTTCCGTTGGTATGACATCAACCACGCCGAAGCCATCACCATGTCTGGTCAGCTATCGATCCGTTGGATCGCAGACAGACTCAACGAGTATCTGAACAAGCTACTTAAGTCCGATAACATGGACTATGTCGTGGCTTCTGATACAGACTCTGTGTATCTGTGTCTCGGCCCATTGATCAAGTCCACTATGCCCGACGAGACTGACAAGAAAAAGATCGTCGAGTATGTCGACAAGATCTGCAGCAAGGTTCTCGAGCCTTTCATCGACAAGGCATATCAGCAGTTGGCTGATCGAATGGGTTCTTATGCTCAGAAGATGTTCATGAAGCGTGAAGCCATCGCCGACAAGGCCATATGGATTGCCAAGAAGCGGTACATCCTCAATGTATGGGACCTCGAAGGCGTTCGTTATGAAAAGGCAAAGCTCAAGATGTCGGGCATCGAGGCTGTCAAGTCCTCGACTCCTTCGTTCTGTCGTGACGGTCTGAAGGAATCATTCGAGATCATCATGAACGGCACCGAAGCAGACTTGCAGAAGTACATCACCGAGTTTAGAACCAAGTTCAAGACCATGCCGTTCCATGCCATTGCATTCCCTCGTGGAGTGTCTGAGATCTCAAAGTGGAAAGGTCGTGGTGCCGAGATGTACAAGTCTGGCACTCCTATCCATGTCAAAGGCAGTCTTTTGTTTAATCATCTCGTGAGGACGAAAGGCCTCTCGAATAAATATCAGACCATAGCAGACGCCGACAAGATCAAGTTCTGCTATCTGAAGTTCCCGAATCCATACTCGACCAACGTGATCTCTTGTCCCGACGAGTTGCCTAAGGAGTTTGATCTGGAACGCTACATCGACTACGACAAGCAATTCGATAAGTCATACTTGGACGCGCTGGCCCTGATCCTCGATAAGATCGACTGGCAGTCAGAAAAGAAAGCAACACTGGAGGCATTTTTCTAATGGGAATCCTAGATCTAGACGAAGAGTTCGACTTCGGCTTTACTACTGTCAGCGACGACATCTTTCAGCAGGCAGAGGCTGCCACAGTAGAAGGTCAACAAAAGGCAGAGCTGATGTATAAGCTCGTCTTGCCGCTTCTCAATAATTTGGCCAAAGACGCAGACAAGAATGCGTACATTCATTGGCCAAATCGAGCTGCCAAGATCGAAGAGTTCAAGAAGAAGCTGCAAGCTGTCATAGCTAGCTAGTAAAACTATGTACTTGACATCGTTAATGAGGTATACTGCATAATGTTGCAAAGGAGTTATTATGTCTGATCTTCTCAATAAGCTACGTAAGAATACCACTATCAAGGATACTGATATCCTGTCAGAATCCAAGTTCTTCACCAAGAAGGACATGATCCCCACTTCGGTGCCAGCGATCAACATCGCCCTCTCAGGCAAGCTCGACGGTGGTCTCACTCCAGGCCTGACCATCTGGGCTGGTCCTTCGAAGCACTTCAAGACTTCGTTCAGCCTGCTTATGGCCAAGGCTTACATGGACAAATATCCTGGTTCGGTCCTCATGTTCTATGACTCTGAGTTCGGCACCCCGCAGTCATACTTCGAGACCTTCAAGATCGACACCAAGCGAGTGCTTCATACTCCTATCACTGACGTCGAGCAGTTGAAGTTCGACATCATGGCTCAGCTCGAGAATATTACTCGCGATGAACGCGTGATCATTGTCATCGACTCTGTAGGCAACCTCGCTTCCAAGAAGGAAGTCGAAGATGCTCTCAAGCAAAACTCTGCTGCCGACATGAGTCGCGCTAAGCAGATCAAGTCTCTGTTCCGTATGGTCACGCCGCATCTCAACCTCAAGGACATTCCTCTGGTCGTGGTCAATCATACTTACATGACACAGGAAATGTACTCGAAGCCAGTCGTTAGCGGCGGCACTGGTATCTACTACTCTGCTGACAACATCTATATCCTTGGTCGTCAGCAGGAAAAGGATGGCAAGGACACAGTCGGCTACAACTTTATCATCAACGTCGAGAAGTCACGCTTCGTCAAGGAAAAGAGCAAGATCCCTATCGAAGTGTCGTGGCAAGATGGTATCAGCAAGTGGTCAGGTCTGTTGGACATGGCTCTCGAGTCTGGCCACGTTATCAAGCCTAAGGTCGGTTGGTATCAGAAGGTCGACCTCGAGACTGGCGAAATCTTTGAAAAGAACTATCGCCATGCTGATACCTACACTGCCGATTTCTGGCTGCCCATTCTACAGGCTCCTTCCTTCAAGAAGTACATCGAAGAAAAGTATGCTGTCGGAAATGGTGACATCATGAAGGAAGATGTCATGAGCGAAGTGTACGACATTCTAGAAGAGGATGAAGACATTGCCTAAGTTTCGTAAGAAGCCAGTTGTGGTCGAAGCCATTCTGTGGACCGGAGAAAACTTAGAAGAGGTCTCACAATTTATTGGTAAAGCTCGTAGAATGGTACCGTATAATGTCTTACAGATCTATACGCCGGAAGGTATCATGGATGCATCTGTTGGAGACTTCATCATCAAAGGTGTTGCAGGTGAATTCTATCCATGCAAACCTGATATCTTTGAACAGACATATGAAGAGGTAGTTGAGTGAAAATCGAAGAGGCAATCTTTAGCAATCTTATTCATAATGAAGAGTATGCTCGCAAGACTATTCCGTTCTTGCGTGGTGAATACTTTCATGACATCGTCGAAAGGAAAGTCTATAACCTGATTGATGACTACGTCAAGAAGTATAACAGTGCACCTACTAAAGAAGCCCTTCTGATCGATGTGAACAACATCGAAGGTCTGAGCGACGAGCAGTTTGTCAATGCCAAAGAGATCATTACCAAGCTCGATGAGCCTACTGGTAATGACATCGAGTGGCTCGTCGATCAGACCGAAAAGTTTTGCCAAGACAAAGCGATCTACAATGCCATCATGGAGTCGATCAAGATTATCGACGACAAGGCCAAGAACCTGAGCAAAGGCAGCATTCCTCAGCTACTGTCTGATGCTCTGGCCGTGTCGTTCGATACCAGCATCGGTCACGACTTCCTCGAGAATGTGGAAGAACGCTATGAGTTCTATCACACCAAGGAATTCCGTATCCCGTTCAATCTCGACTACATGAACAAGATCACCAAAGGAGGTGTTCCGCGTAAGACTCTCAATATTGCCTTGGCTGGAACTGGCGTCGGTAAGTCTCTGTTTATGTGTCACTGCGCGGCTACCAATCTCATGGACGGGTACAATGTTCTGTACATCACCCTGGAAATGAGTGAAGAGAAGATCGCAGAGCGTATCGACGCCAATCTTTTGAATGTGACCATCGATCAGTTGGCTGAGTTGCCGCAGGACACTTATTATAAGATGCTGAGTAAGGTTCGTGGTAAGACTACAGGTAAGTTGATCGTCAAGGAATATCCAACTGCCAGCGCTGGCAGCGGTAACTTCAGACATCTTCTTAACGAACTGAAGATCAAGAAGAACTTCGTTCCCGATATTATCTACATCGACTATCTCAACATCTGTGCATCTTCTCGTATGAAGATGGGTTCTAACGTCAACTCATATACTCTAATCAAGGCCATCGCCGAAGAACTTCGTGGTCTGGCTGTTGAGTTCAATGTTCCTGTCATCTCGGCAACGCAGACTACTCGGAGTGGCTATGACAACTCTGACGTCGGCCTGACTGACACCTCAGAATCGTTTGGTCTGCCCGCTACCGCCGACTTTATGTTTGCTCTCATCTCTACCGAAGAGCTCGAGCAACTCGGTCAGATCATGATCAAGCAGCTCAAGAATCGCTACAACGATCCTTCGATGTATAAGCGATTTGTGGTTGGCGTCGATCGTGCTAGAATGAAGCTGTACGATGCAGAAGACTCGGCGCAAGAAGATCTCGTAGATACTGGCTCTGTAATGGATAGAACTCCTGTAGGAGAACGACTAGAGAACGAGAGCAAGCCAGTCAGTAAGTTTGATCGCGCAAAGTTTAGTGGATTTAAGTGATGGGAATTAATATTCATTATTACACTGTCTACGGTGTAAAGATCGACAAATATGACAATGAATTCTCCGAAGCCGAGGAAGAAGTCTATGACGAGCTCAAGGCTAGCGAAGATCTAGATGTAATTATGGATGGCATGGGTGGCAGTTATATGATCTTCGGCAAGATCTTTTTCGATTCTGGAAATCTTCGCTGGGGAGACGAAGGAGATGTATGGGTAGAAATAGAGCCCGATTGGCTTAAGAGCTATAAAGTTAAAGCTAAAAACGAATTCATTCGATTGTTTCCTAAATTTGCACATTACATGGACGAAGAATGGAAGCTCATGACATTCGTCCACTATAGTTGAGGTATTATGACAGTAGGTATTACATTTAGCTCGTTTGATTTGTTACATGCTGGCCATATCCTCATGCTTGAGGAA